TAAAGATACCTTTATCAAAAACCTTGGTTTGGGAGAAGCGGCCAAAAGTGGTGTGGTTCAGGGGACAGGTACGTCAACAAAAGATGTTATGAGCCAGAAAAGTGTGACTGATGCACTCAATAAAAAGCAGCCTGCTGGCAATTATCTGACCTTAAATGCGATTACTGAAATGCCCGGAATGGGATTTAGTGGCGCGTTTTCCGGCGACATCAATGTGAAGTATATCAAAGGGATTTCCATTTCATCGGGGATAGGAAGCTCTGACACCGGCCAGATTTATGTTGACCCTTATGCTGTTGTAACCGCGCGTTATTTAAATAATAACGGCAGTATACGTGAGAACCGCATAGTGGGTATTCCGGTCGGCGCAACTATCGAATGGCAGTCAACAGCCGCTATCCCTGAAAACTTTTTAGCGAATGACGGCCGTTCATTCAGTGCATCTGTTTATCCGGCTCTTGCCAAAGTCTTCCCGGGACTGAAACTCCCTGATGATCGAGGTCTGTTTAAACGGGCGCTGGACAGCGGAAAAGGCTATGACTCCGGGCGAACTTTAGGCAGTTTCCAAAATGATGCTATGCAGAACATTAAGGGTACATTTGGCAACCCAACCATAGAGGGCGGCTCCAATGCTTCCGGTGCTTTTTCATATACATTCCGGGAAGGAGGCCGCGCGGCAGGCTCCGGCGGTAACTCTGTCTCATGGGATTTCGATGCATCCCGCGAGGTAAGAACAGCACATGAATTCAGACCAGTAAACAAAGCGGTTATTTATATTACGAGGGTTATTTAAATGGCAGATTACAATACTGAAATTCAGTACGCGGTATTTGATGTAAATGGGCTGGCTACGGTTCCGGGATGGGCTGAGGTGTATTGCTGCCACCCGCTGACACGGGAATATACCGGGAAAAGCATGGATGAGGTACCGCTGGGATTCAGCCTGAAAGCTGACGCCTATCCGGATAAACCGGAATTACCCGCGCTGGGATTTGCCATTGTCCGCAGTGAGGACGGTAAACGCTGGCTGCATGTGGAAGATCATCGCGGTAAAACCGGTTATGACAAAACCACAAAAGAAAAAATCCAGATAAACACCATCGGTGCGCTGCCGGATAATCTGACATTGCTTGAGCCGCAAACGCCTTTTGATAAGTGGGACGGGAAAAAGTGGGTGACAGATAAAGCAGAACAGCACGCGCATGAGATCGCTGTTGCCGAAAGTCAGAAACAGTCGCTGTTGGCAGAAGCCGAACAGGAAATTGCCATGCTGGAGCGTAAAATACGCCTCAACATGGCAACTGACACAGACCGGGCAAAACTGACAGAATGGGAAATTTACAGTGTGAAAGTCACTGATACCGACACATCTGCCGGTGCCGGGACAGAATGGCCTACGCCACCGGTTTCACCGGCCAGATAATATCCGGGGCGGTGGATACGTCCACCGCTTCCAGTTCGTCCAGATAATCCAGCCAGGCGTTTAGCCGCGCTTTTTCATCATCTTTGATCCGGCCAAGTGCCAGTTTTGTTTGCAGTATCTGAGTCTCTGTATTGACTTCTGCTATCAGACACTGCTTTTTAGCCCCGGCTTCCGCAATATCGTTTTCCGTTTTTGCTACTTTATCAGTTACCCACCGTTTGCCGTCCCACTTCGGAAATTCCACATCAGGCGCAATGGTGGTGAGATTGTCCGGCAGTTCGCCAACATCATCAATCTTTACAGGCCGTGCTGTCTCTTTGTTATAGGCTGTCACGCCGCGATAGTCAGGAACGTTAATCCACGCGCCTTCTTTCTCGCACGGACAGAAACCCTCTTTAAAATCAGGTTCAATACGCAGCGCATTCAGCGGAGGGAGAGAGCCTTCGTTTGCATACGAAAAGCCTGTATACGGATGCATTTTATGATCCTGATTGTAGTAATAATTAATTTTTCCCATGTTATGCAACTCCAAGGTAAACAGCGGCGATCATGTCAACACTTAATGGTTTGTTTTCGGTACCGGTTGGAACTACCTTACTTGCTTTAAATGCGATATTTGTTGTCTGGCCAGTACCTCCACCCATAAGCGACTTACGGGATGGTCCATAAGCATAAAAAGCACCCGAAACATCAGAGTCTGATGATGTAAGCCCATACTGGCTTTCGTAGCCAAATTCACCTGTAATGTCCCTGATGGTATCTCCCGTCACTATTCCCGGTGATGACCCTTTTCCATTGGATGGACGAATGAACGGGAGTCGGCCATCAGGCTGTCTCAGATTAGGTGTCGTGATAGTTGATCCGCTATCGATAATATTCCAGTCTGACTTTATCTCTTCCGGAAGAGAGCGCAGCGCCTTACCAGCAAAGCTGTCAGCAGAATACCGGTCTCCGTTAAGTGAATACCATCCCGCAGGCAGTGAGTTTTCCCGGTGAAGGAAAAATGACACCATACCTTTCGGGAACGTGATTTTCTTCAGTTCGTCAACGGTAGCGTAATCACCTTTTTCCTGTTTAAGGTTTAAGTTATCAATAAGCAATGCTGTAGTCGGAACAAGTTCCCTGCTGTTAACCAGCGAGTTAGTTACCTTTGACTTATCCAGCTTTTCCCCCACATCCTCCCTGGTGGCATAAATTTCTCCTAAACCAAGGTTTTTGATAAAGGTATCTTTATTCGGGATGTCTGCGCCGTTCTTGTCTTTGGCGAGTTTGCTGTTTACTTCTGTTTTTGTGGCATAGTCACCACCGGAGATTATTTTTCTGATCGCGTCCTTCAGCTGGTTATCATTATTTTTATCCTGCGTAATACCCGCTTCAACCAGCACACCAAGAATTTCCCGCTGGACGGAATTAAGCCAGCCAGCCTCAAGAATTGTCGGTGCTATACCGGCAGCCACGTTGCCGTTTGTCCACTCGCCGTTTTTATCGGCGGTACTGGTGACATCACCAATTTTTTTCATAACAAAGCCTCACTCAGTGAAGGTGATAATTAGTCGTTGATAATCAGGGTTTACTCGCCGTAACCGACCTGAAGGATCGTGTGAGAGGGGGAAATCTGATTAAACTGGCACTCGAGGTAATGCTCACCCCACGAACGCAGCGGATCACCGCAGTAACTGCCGCCGGCGACCGCGTATGTCACCTGTGTGTTTCCGGCATTGATACGCCAGACGAACGGCCATTCATCACCGTTCAGTGCGTCACCACAGGCTGACAGCCCCGCCCTTGCCTGCCGGAATTCGGTAATGGTGATGGTGTAACCCATCTCGGCGGCCAGGCTGATGTAGTAGGGTTTTGACATCCCGCCGGTGCGCAGCAGCTTTGAAAGCACTGCAGATTGTCGTTTCGGAATGGTATCCATTTCACCGATCGCACAATCATCCGGCAGACCGAGTGTTTTTTCCCACTCCGGTAATAACGTTGTGGCCGTCTTCGGAAATGCTCCCTCAAGCAACTGAACTGTATCGATATCCGAGGCCTCATAACCGCGCGCCAGCGCCCGGAGAACAGCATGCATATTCGACCCCGGCCGCCAGTCCCACGCCATGCCCTGTGGCGCCAGTCCGATCATCGCCTGAGTGTAATCATCAGCGGTGTAATTCATGTGTATGACACCTCCCCGCGCTGCGCCAGTTCACCGGTGCTCAGAACTATATTTTCAGCCGGTTTTTTCAGGACAAAGCCGGTAGTGCCGGGGATATCAGCAATCGCATACTGCAGGTCGGAAAGATAGATTTTTGCGCCGCCGGTCGGGTCGCTGTCCCGGAAAAACACATCATCAATGGCTTTGACTATCTGCTGATGTAATTCCGAGGTCGCCCTGCTCAGCCCTTCAATTTCAAAATCTATCTTTTTCGCGATAGGTGAACAGACCCACACCAGCGCCGTCACCGTCTGCACATCCCAGATATGATCTGCCACCCGCAACTGGTCACCGGTGGCATGCACTGAATAAGTTTCTTTGGTGGCCGGTCCGTCAGTTCCCAGCGGAAAACCGCCGTTGCTGTTGCCGTCACACATGATGTAAATACCGACCGACCCGGCACCCAGCAGGCGGCGCTTTACCCAGGCGCGGGAAATACCCGGCACTTCTTTCGCCCAGCCTTCATAATCTGTGTCGCTGCCGCCCTGCGGTGGTTTCTGGTACGCATGCAGGACACGCTGCCGGAAAGCCTCTTCGTTCTCAATATCACTGCCGCCGGTGATCGGATCAACAGCAACGCATTCCGAAGATACCCCGGAAATAGCAACTTCAAATGTCAGCTTTGTTCCGGCCGGTGAGTTACCGGCCGCGCCGCCACCATAAATATTATCGTCAATGCCGGGCAGGATGGCTTCAACAGACGTGAAGCCTTTCCCGTCCGCATTAGTCCGAGTCTCCGCAGCAGACTGGTACCGGTATCCATCCCCTCTGATTAACACCGTCCCGGCCGGAATGATGCTGTCCGGTACACCGTCAAACTGCACCTTCTGCCCGATGGCTTTATTCGGTGGTTTGCGGTAAACCCGCTTCAGTGCCCCCCAGCCCGCAAGGTATTCATCTGTTGCTGTAAAAGGGGTTGCCTGTTTTGCAATGTAATCCAGATAGGCATAATGCAGGTGCGCCATACCGGCATCCATATCCGCCAGTACCCGCATATTGGAATACCGCAGCAGCGCGCCCGGCTCTTTCAGTTCATTGCGCAGGAAATTCTGGTTCTGCTCCCGCAGCTCCGTCAGTGTTTTACGCTTAAACGGCATTTATTGCTTCTCCCATACCCAGTAAAAACGCAGATCTTCCGCCCCGGCATCCGGCCGGTGGTAACGGATGACCATATTCAGCCGCTGCGGCCACACTATTTGTGTCCGGATCTGAATATCAGATACGACCCCGTCAGTTATCAGCCATGCCAGCGCCTCCCGGGCGTAATCTTCTGCTTTCTTTGCCACCTGCGTGGTCAGTTTCTGACGTCTCAGCAGCCAGAGACGGGAGCCGATAAACTCATCCGTTCCGGTATCCGCCCACCAGCCGCGCCGGTGTTCATCGTCATAATCATCATCGCTGTGCGCCAGCCGGTCCGTGAACAGACTGATCATAATCGCTGACTGCAAATCATCACCGGAAAGCAGGTCGCCATTGCCGGGTTTCCAGTCAGCGCGCAGCGTGTCCGCGTTCCACCAGGAAGAAATATCAGACATCAGAGTTTCTCCTTAATCGGATTACTGGTTCGGGTGGCACTGCCCGGTTCCACATTTTCCACATCGTGGTCGTGCGTGTTGTAACTGTCCCGCAGCGCTTTCAGTGTGGACGGGTTGCTTTCGTAGTTATCAATGACATCACCGGACACTTTCAGGATCGGTGTATTCAGCACCACTTCGGTTTTGGCATTGACCGTCACCTTGTCGGCGTTATTGATAGTCACATCTTTATCTTTGGCCTCAATAACAATGCCGTCCTCTGTCATGTGGATGTACATTCCCCACAGGTTGTACATCACGCTTTCACCCGGTGAGAGTCCGGTGTGCCGAGAGCCGGTGTGATTGCTGCCGATGACCACCGCACTGGAGCGGTTACCGCCGAGATAGGCAATCAGAACATCTGACCCCGGCGGCAAAGAGGAAGAAAAACCGAACTCTGTCATACGGTAAGTGCCGTCCCTGACTTCCAGTGCGGTGCTGTACTGGATGGTCTGAATCGCCCCGTCATCTTTGGTGATGCTGGATTTACCGGTACCTATCATCATCGACATCCGGGTTTTTAAATCGCGGACCTGATCACTCATCGTCACACCCTTATTACCTGGTAAAATTCATACGGTTCAGCAATGAATGCTTCCGGCGGCATCAGCTGTAATGTCGCGCGTGTCCCGCCGGCATCCCGCAGATAGGTCACATCAGAAAGTGTCCAGAATTTATCCGTGACACCCAGAACGGGGATATCTATCGGGATCAGCGTGTTCGGCTCCCACAGCTTCCCGGAGGCGTCCCGCCAGCTGTCCACCATCACACTCAGGATTTTGGAACGGCCGTAACGGCGGTTCATTTCCCAGTCGATACTCTCCTGCTCCCGTTTTGCGGTGATCAGCGTGCTTTCGATAATGGTGATGTAATTCCGGTACCGCATTTTTCCTGCTTCCGGATCCCGCGCCGAGGCGTTCTGTACCGCTGACACATCTCCGGCAAACGGGGTAACAGACAATGACACGCCGGTATAATCGGAATAGCGTTCTGCCATGGAATCCGAGAAATCAGCACTTTCGATATTTTTACCCTGCTCCACGCCGCTGGCCGCCACCTTGTCACTGACGCGGGTCAGCAGCAGGTTTCCGTCCGGCTGTTCGTAATACAGCAGCGCAGAGTACCGGCAGCAGCGCTCGATAACCTGCTGTGAGGACTCCCCCCAGTTCAGGGTAAATTGCGGGACAATCTGCAATCCACCTCCGGCAACCGTGCTCGATACCTCAATGCCGTACCACTTCGCCAGTTTCTGTGCAATTTGCAGGGCGTTTGACTGGCTGATCACGTTGTTCGGCCAGTTAGCGGAGCAGTCCACCAGGTCCTGACATTTACCCCGCCCTGACACGCTTATCTGATGCTGATTTTTATTAATCTGCCCGTTCCAGGTGTCGATATAACCGGTGATAACCCGGTCCTGACCAAGGAATACCTCACAGGGGTCACCCGGTTTAAACAGCTGCTTTTCATCCGTTGCCGGGTAGTAATCCATCAGGCTGATTTCAAAATCGTTCGGCAGCCGTTCAATACCACGGGTAACCCGGACGCTGTCCCAGCCGGAAATCCGTTTGCCGTTTATCACCAGTGATAATTCTTCGGTTTTTTTCGTCTCATCCGTCATTTTTTCAGGGCCTTAAATTTCACCGGCATAAACGCCGGGTGCCGGGGCTGAATCTCCATCACCAGCTCGTCGCTGCGGGTTGCATCCTGATACAGCCGGTTGGCCACATTCAGTGACGGCAGCACCGACGGCAGAACGTAAGACGACAGACGCCCGCGCTCCGAACCTTTATCGGTGAAAAAGATAATGACCTGTTCGCGCTGGTTCAGAAGGGTGAGGTAGATGTCATCCAGCGCCAGATCCCCGGTGATAGTCATGGCATTATCAAGGGATTCACAGACTTCCTGCTGATATCCTGCGGCCTCTGTGCTGTTTGTCGGGTCAGACTGTCCGGCCACAACCGAAAGCGCCGATGCCGCCAGCACAACCAGCATCATTTCAGCCAGTGCGGCAATTCTCTTATCCTGCTCCGTCTGCTGATATTCCGGATTGCGGAAACGGGATAATGTATTCAGGATCTGCATCTTCTGACCGGTGTCACCGTCCATTGTTATCAGGATGACAAACACCTGCTGTATCTGTGCGATCACATCTTCGGGGATTTCAGCATCACTGACCGCGCTGAGTGTTTCATCCAGCCGTTGCCGGTCAATGATTGCCTGGTTCAGCGTTTTATCGATAATTGCACGGTCATCAGTATCACCCTGATGTATGCGCTTGCCGGTCGCACCGGACACCGCCCCGCCCGCGCTGCCTTTCTGATAGCGACCGTATTTATTGCTGCCGAATACGCTGTTCAGCGAGTTACTGAGATTAGTGACCTCATCAACTGAACTGCTGACCATATTTACCCAGAAATCCGCAGTCTGTTTCAGCGTCTTCATCATCTGCGTGACTGACCTGACTTCACCTTTAATCATGGTGATCGTCTTCAGGGTGGTATGCGCTGCTTCTTTCAGCCACTGCCCGAATGTCAGTTCACCGGTTTTTTCACTGCCGGTGATGGCGAACACTTTCAGGCCGGACTCGATCACCACCAGCTCAAATTCAAACACCCTGCCGCTTTCTGCATTTTCTGACACCCGCAGGCCGCTCTCAGTCACGCTGACGGTCATTTCCCCGAGCGTCGGATGAACCAGCGTTCCGGACTCACCGACTTCACAGGCGGCCACCAGATTATCGCGCTGGGTGATAACATCCGGCGCGTCATAAACGAGACTGTCCTGAATCAGAAATCCCTTTATGGTGATCCGCCGATTGCTGCGCCCCATGTCCTCTATCCAGGACTGATCGCGGTACGCATATTCGTGAATAGCCTGGCGGCGGCCAAAAACACTTTCACCGCTGATCACACCGAACGGCACACCACGGAATGAAGCCTGCTGCAAGTGTTCTGACCAATTCCAGTCCGGCTCAATGCCGAGCAGATCAGATATGGCGTCTTTGATAATTGGCATGTGGGCTCCAACGGAAAAAGCCGCAATTAAGCGGCATGATTAACATTTGGGAATGTTATTTATTGATGATTAGTACAGATTTATTAAAGTGGTCGGTAAATTTAAAAAGGATAAAAACACATGAGTTTATTAAAAACTATATCCGCATTGACTATGTTAGTTCCTGTAATTGCATTTTCTGCATCACCTATCGTTTGCGAAAATCAAGCACAGGGAAATACAGGTACATCCATATGGCCATCACTTTATATGCAGGACACAAACACCCTTTGTTTTGACGTGAAAGGCTGGCCTGAATTTTCAGGTACAAACTGCGTAAAAAATGGCAAAACAGCGAAGTGGACCGGATTAGTAATCGTGTGGGAAGACGGAGAATCACAGGGGCGTGATTCAACAAATTTTCGCGTTGTTAATCCTGTAGTCAATGATGATCAAATTCAATACCGCATAGAATGGTCGCGTGGCGATGAATGGCGAACAATGCAAAATGTAGTCATTAATCGGCTTACCGGTGGAGCCGTAAGTTATTTTGTGACTGAGCATGGTGGTGAAAGTTATCAATGCCGGATGACTCAAAAAGCTATTTAAATTATTCGCATACAAGCCCATTTCGGGCTTGTATATCCATGTTTACACAGTTAATTATGGCACCCTCGCCCACCATCAGAGTATGAATCCTTGTACACCTTTGTATACTTTCCTGAATCAACATCACTGAGCGGTAATCTATCGATCTCTATTGCAAACGTCGTGAATGCCTGGCTAAAACTTCCGTTTTTGTATTGATAAATATCAACTTCTGTTTTGCCATCATCAGAACGCCATATTGTGGTAGTCAATGGTACCGATGGATCTGCTGCATTAGCACGATACAAGCGATATATTTTTCCCTCGATAACCAAGTCCCCGTTTCCAGTAATATGCTGCGGCAACGGAGACACATCAGGACACACAAAAGGCTTTGTAAGATTAACCTTAGAAGCCAGAGTCATTGAGCTAAACAGCAATACACTCATAGTTAAAATTAAAAAAGTTATTTTTTTCATTACAGTACCTATGACAATTAATATCTGACAGATACTACGGCATATTCATCGCAGTTGTAACCCGCCCTTTAGGTTTTACGCTAACAGTATTTTTTGTGCCGGTTTCTATATTAGTCAGAACAATTTCCAATGTACCGCCAGATTTATTCTCCTGAAGCACTTGGGATAATTGCTCAGTGAAAGCCAGTAACGCCTGAGTTGGGTCCTTTTCTATTTTAAAATCGGGACCTGCTGACTCGGACTCTTGTTGCATCATAAGCGCATTTCGCTGTTCCTGAACCCGGTAAGGATTTCGTCCGCCAGCCCAACGATCATCCATAATAGAATCCGTAATAGATGCTGTTATTTCTTCATAACTGTACGGCTGCTCACTATTCTCAACTTTGATAATGTATGGAATGATTTTTTCTAAAACGCGAGGATCATGCATATCAAGTCGCTCATACGGATTAAAACCAGCCCCTTTTGAAACTCTGTCTATATATCCCTGAGTATTATTACCAACACTAGCAGGAGCGTATTTCCTGAGAAGGCTATCAAGGGTATTTAGACCACGTTCGGCATCCAGCATAATTTGACGAGACAATGCAGCATTACCATCCCGTGACGAGGCGAATTTTACGTAACGGTGATTATTACCATAGTCATACCCGACACTATTTGGGGCTGCTATCAGGTTGCCGGGGTTCTTGTTACGCAGCCCACGCCGGTTTGGATTGTATTGCTCATCCTGAACCCAATTATCAGGCACCTTACTATTCAATGCTGGTTTTCTTTTACTGGCTTCGGCTCGTTCCCTCTGTTCTTCCCATTTATCACTCCATTTGTTATAGATGTCACTATACATTTTGTCGTCAGGATCGAGGGCCGTCATCCGCAAGTCCTCAAACCAACTTAGTGAATCTCTGTACTCCTTGTCTTTAGCAGCCCACCGAATAATATCCTGACGCTTATCACCATGATAAAAATTATCTTCTGTATCATTTATACGCTTCTCTGATTCACGGATGTTCTTCATGGCGCCATCAAGATCACCAAAGTCAGGAATGATGCTGGGTGAATCAATAAACTCATAAAGCGACCTCTGTACCTGGTTCATTGTTCCCGATAATTTTGCACTGGCTTCATTTAACTGGGTGTTTACCTCAGTCATTTTTTGGGCGTAATCACCGTCAATAGTCAGGCCGTACTGATCCGATTTATTTAGTCTTTCCTGAAATTTTCCCTCCCGCAATAATGCAACAATCTCGGGGGGTAATTTCAATTTATCCCGAAGCTCCCAGTTTCTGTGCTCAGGCAGCACTTTGATTGCCGATTCAAGGCTTTTAAGCGTCGCCTCCATGTCAACGCTACCATCTTTGCGCTGAACAATATCAGCCCCGATAGATCTGATAGCCGCTAACGTTTCATTATCCCCGCCTGCAGTAATAGCACTACTGAACTTCTCGTACTGACCTTCCATAGTGTTACGGGCATCATTCTCGCTCATGCCACGCTGTTGTAATGTTCCAATCAGGCGGGTGCTTTCTTCAACTGTCATGCCGGTATTAGCAGCTGATGTTGTGCGATTTAACCCATCCTCAGCCATGCCAGTAATCAGTTTTCCGCCACCGGTGATAATGGCACCAATACCACCCACTCCCATCATTTTACCGGCAAGCGCACTGAAATTTTTCAGCGGCGGGATCATGTCCCCGATATTCTGAACACCAGCTTTTGCTTCATCTGATACACCCCGGAGCAAATCACCGATCCCACGTAACCCGGTTACTGATTCATCACCGCCGAGTTTCAGTTTATCCCGTGCCTCGTCAAGGGTCGGAGTCAGACTGCGAACCTTTTCTTCCAGAAAAATAATCTGCGCACTGGCGCGATCATCAGCATTCAGTTCAAAATCAAAGGCATTACCCGCCATAATTAATCTCCGCTTTTAATCTCTTCAGCCTGCTCAACCCACCAGTGCAGACGGCTTTTTGACAGGAGCCACGCATCACGCGGCCCCCACCGGTAAAAATATGTCACCTTTGCCGCCAGCCGCTGCCATGACCGGAGAGCATTTATGCCAAAAAAGGGGTCAGAAAATCACGGCACTGCTTGAAGTCTGTGATCGCCATTTTTTTCAGTTCTGTTTCCGGGATTTCACTGACCAGGGAAATCAGCCGGCGCATACCGGGAAGCGAGTTGCTGGCCTTATTCTGCACATCATAAAACTGCTCTACTTCGATAAGGCACGGCTCACGCAGGTTAACTTCCTCATAACGGACTTTGCCGTCATTGGATTCCAGCGGTTTACTCAGTTTGATATTTTTTGTTGTTTCCACAATTAGTTCTCCGTTACCGAACGACCTTCAAAACGCACGTCAAACACGGCGTCTTCGCTGTTTACTTCCTGAGTCTGAACAACCCAGAGCCCCTGACCGATAATGGTTTTGCCGTTCGCCAGTTCGGCCACCACGTTCACATTGGTCATGCCGTTAAAATCCGCCACGGTGGTACCGCCGGAATCACGGACACGCATCCCGATAAACCCGGCGACCGGCTTTTCTTTGTAACCGTGGACATAGTCCATACCGGTCAGGGTTTCGCGGGTGACCGTGGACGGACTGTATTTAAAGTCCGCCGCCACCATGATTGACATACCGTTGACGGAGACGTGAGCCGTTCCCGCCAGGCGGTTGGATGTATCGCTCATGTTTTCTCCTTAGTTGCCCGGCATCAGGCGGAACTGGTTAAGCAGCGCAAATACGCGCAGCTGGTTAATGAGGGTGCCGGTCCACAGGACATCAACACGGTTCGGGTTCTGGCTGTTGCGCTCGACTTTCAGGCCTTTGGCAAACCCTTTCGCGTCCTGCACATGACCGTTAAACTCCAGGAAGCCATACTGGGCGATCAGTTCTGCTTTAATGACATTCGGTGTGACGATTGCTGACCCCGGTGCAAAGCGGGTGCCATCTTCTGCCAGCTTCATACGCCCGAATTTACTGGTCACCTGAGTGCGCAGATAGCGTGATACAAACATCAGCAGATACAGTGTTTCCACCTGCAGGTAACTGTCGTCATTATCGCCGTAGGCATTTTTCTGGTAGGTCGTGATGATATTCTCAACCCGCACGGTACCGTCATCATCCACGGTAAATGTGGAAATACCACTGTGCAGCAGGTTGTTGCGCTCAGTCAGTTCAAGAATCTTCGTGTCGTCCGGCGGCAGCACACCACTAATCACCAGCGTCTGTAACGGGCGGCCCGGATCATTACGCAGACTTTGTGTAATGGCACCGGTATATGCCGCACTCCACTGATAATCCGGTGATGGTGAACCGTTGATCCCGAGCAGAGAGGCATGCTGATCATTACGCTTTTCACCAAAATCAGCCAGTTGGCCATAAGTGCCGGTGATCACCCCGTAGCTGTGGCCGTATAACTGTTTGTCCCACGCCCAGCGGTCTGCCAGAAAGGTTTTCACCACATCGAGAGACGCCGTATCAGTATACGGATTTACGATAAAATCAAAGGATCGGTCTTTCAGGTTCGCCAGACCATTAAGCAAATCAGGTGAGCCGTTACCACCGGTCATGGCCGTGACGGTCATTTCAAAACCGGACGGTGTCGACTCGCCCCCGGTCAGCCCGAGGTAGTTCAGCCGGATATCAATCCCGTTACCGTGAGCGCCTTTATTTTTTGCCGTCAGAGTCACCGTATCTGTCTCTGCCGCCGCGGTTAACGGCAGGTTCGTATTGCGGTTAATCACCGTTGCCAGTCCGGTTGCGATCACTTCTGCTGTGTCCGTGGCCACAACGGCCATCTGAACACGGATACCCGCGATATACAGTGAAATCACACCGGTATCATTGGCAGCACTGGTAATTTTCAGTTTACCGGCAGCGGCTGTCTGCGATTCAGCATCCGCCAGCGGTAACACCCACACTTCACCGGCTGTGTCATTACGGAAATACGCATCCGCTTCGGTGTGCAGCATAGATCCGCGACCAAAACGCTCTGCGGCCTGCGTCCCTGATGTTATACGCTCAGGAATGCTGTCTTTGCCCGCCGCACCTTCCAGCATCTGGCCGATTAACAGCGTGCGCTGCGTGGCAGTTGCTGTGTTGGCCATCGAGTTATCAAACTCAACGAAAAACAGCGGAGTCCGCAGATTCTGCGGAATAGTGGCAAATGGCACTGTCATGCTTTTTGCTCCTTCACTTTCTGAGGATTACCCGGCACGACATCCCCCTGATTCAGACGGGTGCGCCAGAAAACATTATCGGGGACGTCCTGCCCGGATTCAGGCAAAAGCTCCCCTTTGACCGGGCAGCGGACGCTGCGGCCTTTTACAGGTTTTACAAACATGGTTACTCCTGATTAGTAAGGTCGATGGAGACGTGATGTTCCGGGCTGCCGTCAGGCATCTGAACATTGATATCGATACTGGTAAGCGGATCCGCGTCAACCGGGTAAAACTCCTCCGGCCCCTGGTAGTATTCGATATCCAGATCCATCAGCAATTGTGCCATATGCCCCTCTCCGGCGGCACTGATGTTTATCTGAGAGCGGATATTCAGGAACTGCTGAATTTGCCGGGTCAGCTCATAGCTGTTAATCACCGCCCGTTCAATCTGTTCCCGCAGGGCTTCGAGAGCCAGCTCTGCTTTTATGGCGCCGTTCTGGTCTTCCTCATCGAACTCTTCCAGGCGGCCGGTGACGCGGACCGTGGTCACTGTGTTGAACTGCGGAACATTACGGCCGAGTGAATGTTTTTCATCAAACGGGGTCTGCACGATAATGCAGGGGTATTCCGCATTGGTGGTCGGCCAGTCCTGCGGGGAATACACGCGGTCTTCCGCGTTGGTTTCCCCCTTCAGGGCAGCAACAACCAGCTCACGAACTCTGGCGGCATTCATTATTTCACCTTATTCAGGATCAGATGCGTCCCGCCGTGGCTGTCCGGCTGTACATCGGATACCACAAACAGGGTGCTGACGCTGTAGATAAACACCCGATCCCCTTTCGCCGGCGGCACAGTAAAAATAACATCGCGCACACCGAGGATCGGACGGGTGGTATTGATACCGCTTTCACCGTCAGTGCTTTCGTAGTTCTGGAAATAGGCCCGATCAAAAATGCCGTCGATGTCGTAAAATTCTGTGCCTTTGGCACTTTTCACCGGTTCCCAGCGCGCTTTTTCCGCAAAGACGTTATGCAGCGGCCCCAGCAGGTGTTTATCCCAGTCAACGCCCATTAATGGTTACAGTGCCGGGCGGATTGGCTTTCGCCAGCATTTCCCGCACTGCCTCCAGCGTCATTACCACACCCAGGTCAATCAGGCGGACAGCATCGGTATCATCCAGCAGGATCTGCTGGTTTTCCCGGTACAGCTCGCCGTCATGCTGTACACAGCGGCCTTTAGCCACCACATAAACGTTGTCAGCCCCCTGTTCCGGATCTGAGCCATGTTCATCACCTGCATTCCCGTCACCGGAATCGGCTGCGGTATTCAGTTCCGCTGTGGTTTTGTTACCCTGCTTATCACCAGAATCGTTCTGTTGTGATTCCGGGTTACTACTCTGACCGTTCACCATCAGTTCGGGCGGCAGGCCGCCCGGTTCCTGTGGTTTCTCCGACGTATTTTTTTTATTCGCCATCAGATCCCCCTGTTAAACCACAACGGCGCACAGTGATGCGTTAACACGGCTCGGAATAACCAGCGGTGCAGACTGCACCATGATGAAACGCTGCGCCGGATCTTCTACAAGCCAGGACTTCGGTGCATACGCCATCGGGCCGTAATTAAATTTCGGGTCAATGATGGCACCAAATGCACGGGTTCCCATCAGGTCAGCGCCGGACATAATCACCGATCCGTCTGCAATCATCGGTTTCTCTTTGCCGTCCAGCGGATCAATAAACCAGTCGTTGTATACCCACAGGTCATAGTTGCCCCAGCGGCCTTTATAGACTGCGCCTTTCTGAACCTGGGTGCCCGGGTTAATCTGGTTACCAAACGGAGAGAGCGCGGGAAATACAATGGCGCTATCTTTAATTGATGTGTCCAGACGGAAAGCCTTCCATGATTTTGTGGTGAACACGATATCTGTTGCTACCGCACCGGATTCTTTCAGCATGCGCTGCGCCCAGTCTTCAATATCATCACTTGGCTGAGTGTTGGTTTTACCGACATCAACTTTCACCGGCCACTTATCCGCACCGCTCAGGGCAATGGTCAGATCGGACGAGCGCCCGAAATCCACCACCTGAGTTTCATAACCCTCACCGGTTACTGTTACCGTACCGGTCTGAAGCGCACTGGATGCCATCCATTCCAGGCGGCGGTTAATCATGTCAATCTGGTCTGTCAGTTCAAACTGCACGTTCAGCATTTCACGCTCAGCAGCAGTATACTGACCACCAATGCGCTCACCAATCTGACGGCGGATAGGTTTGCGCAGATCCGGTGCACGTTTATCTTTGATGTAAGCCGGTTTAAAACTGTTGGTCTGAAACTTACGGGACTCCACCAGCTTACCTTCCACCAGCGGTGAAACGAACGGCGCCAGACGGCGCAGGCCGACATCAACATCAATGGAAACCTCTTCGGTATCGGATTCCACGATATTCGGGAAAAACTTATCCAGCAGCCAGTTCTGACTGGTCATCAGATTTGGGACGACCTGAATTAACACGTTGGTATCGAAAATATTCATACTGTTTCTCGTATAAAAGACGTCGCAATGCCTGCCATAGCTGACATCATGACGTCTGTATTAAAGGGAGGATCAGGCTTGCACGCTGTTGCGCAGGAAGATAGAGAACGGGCGCATTGCTGCTTTAAGATCGACAGCGGTCCAGGTGTTATCAAAGATAATGCGGTTCTGGTTAAATTCACCCATCAGGTACAGGCCGCCGTTCACGGCATCCGTCGTGGTATCGACATCATCAACCAGGATAGCGCACGGAATTTCACTTCCGTCTGTTGCATCTTTTTTGCTGATCACATATTCCCCGGAGGCAGTGACCATACCGAGGATGGTGCCGCGCTTCAGAATACCGGCTTTGGCAATAATGCCGGTATCGGTAACAACCTGAAGCGGACCGGAGATCAGTTGATCCGGATTAAATACAGAGTGGGTCACACCCGGACGAAACGGGTTCTGTGAGAACTGTTCCATTATTTCGCTCCCTTGTTGCTGTTATAAAGGCCGGTCATCTGCTGAGCCAGCGCGGCAGCTGAACCGGCTGCCGGTGCCTGTGCATCCGGGTTGATACGTACCTGCTGTTCTGCCCGCATGCGGCTGTCGAGCGATGCGCGCTGTGTTGGAGGCTGAACCGCACCCATCGCTTTCAGGGTGCTGATCGCTTCAGATGAAGACATGCGGGTATTGAATGCCAGGTGTGCGGCCATATCCGGACGACCGGCTGCAGCCTTGCTGCCAAAGATGCGGGCACAGCGTTTGCGTTCAGCACGGCGGCCTTTTTTTACATCTTTGTTTTCATCATCATCTTCGGTATCTTCTTCATCGCCTTCCGCATCTGCGTCATCGTCATCGTCTTCGGCTTTTTTGGCTTTACGGCCCTGCTTTTCGTCGTCCTGATCTTCCGCGTTTTCACGATCTTCATCGTCTTCCGCATCTTCGTCGCGCTCATCCTCTTCCGCTGTACGGCCTTTGGCTTTGCGCACTTTTTTATCTTCATCCTCTTCCGAGGCTCTGGCTTTTTTACCCAGGCCGATCAGATGTGCAAAGGTAAACTTATTGTCTGCCATAATTAAATTACTCCAGATTCTTTCATCAGTTCCTGAAATGCGACATCAGGACTGGCAACCACATCAGCCAGCCCCATATGTACGCCCTCTGCTGCCAGATAACAGGCGGCCTGTGTATTGCGGATCACTGTCTCAGACAGTCCGCGGTTACGGGAAACAGTGCTCACAAACAGACGCCCCATTTCATCGACATCATGCTGAATGGCCGCTTTCGCCTCATCACTCAGCGCCACATACGGGTTACTTTCCGCTTTACGGTTCCCATAGGTGATAATGGACACTTTCAGCCCGTCATCCTTGATACGCTGTGACCAGTCACAGTGAATAACGATCACACCAACCGAACCGACACCGCCGGTGCGCGGGACGTAAATTTTGTCCGCAGCGCTGGCAATGGCATAAGCAGCGGAAAAGGCATTTTCGGACAGAATGGCGTGAATGGGCTTTTTGCCGCGTTCGGCATAAATCAAATCAACCAGGTCAAAACAACCGGCCACTTCACCACCGGGTGAGTCGATATCCAGACAGATACCCTTCACTTCCGGATCGTTAACGGCGGTCAGGAAGACCCGGCGGATGCCGTCATAACCGGTCATACCGCTGTACGGCCGCAGTGTGCCGAGTTTCTGAACCAGCGTGCCGTAGACCGGGATAATCGCGATGCCCTCCAGCACGTCATACCCGCTGTCTTTCCGGGCTTTACGGCTGAAATATCCGTCATCGTCTTCCATCATGGCACTGCGGATCTGCGTGATACCGAGCCGTTCTGTCAGTGATGACACAATCACTTCCGCTTTCTGCGGGTGTATAGCAAGAGGCGTGTTAAACAGCTTCTGTGCCAGGTGGGGTAAATTCACTTCGCCTCCTGTTTGTTATCGGGGTTTGGTGCAAACTCTTCTGCCACTGCCCAACTGGGCGGCGGCAATCCGAGCTCTTTAAACCGCTGAAGTTCATAGCTGCGCTGATCGACCAGCTCTTCCCAGTCCTCCCCCATGTTTTCAGCCACTTCCATTTCCAGTGTTGAAAAACCGGCTTCCATACTGAGAATGGCCCCTTTTTTCTCAGCGACCGGGTCCACCCAGCCGCGCCCCGGCCCCATCCACCGCGCGCGGCAGTAGGATGCTGATGCGTCCATAAAGTCCGGGGCATCATTCGGTAACGGAACATCTTCCACATCGTGGATTTCTTCGGCAAAGGCCACTGCTATCGGTTGTGCGAAGCCGTTTGAGAAGTCATCACGGCGGCGGGTCAGGGTTTTCCAGGCTTCCAGCATGGCGGCACGGGCTGAGGAATAGTTAACATCAGACCAGTCCTGTGTGACCTGCTGGGCTGACAGGCCGGTTGCCGCAGAGATGTTCCGCAGCACCGCACTCTCAAAACCGTCAAAATTACTGGTCGGCCGGGCAGCGGACAGTGTGACTATTTTTTCATTCGGGAACAGGTGCGGGATCCGTGCGCCGTTCTGAAGATTGAGACGCTTGTCCTGATAGTATTCTGTCCTCTGTGTCTGGTAGGCACTGAGTTCATCACCGGTAAAATCGCCGGTATCCCCCAGGGCGGAAGCCACCATCTGCGCATCATACGGGGATTCGATATATGCTCCGAAAATAGCGTTGAGGATTGCCGCCTCCAGCTCTGATTCATCGTACTTAATCAGCATTTTCAGCTTCTGAACGATGGGGGCCAGAATACCGATCCCCCGGTGCTGAGCACCGCGCTCCATATCAAAATCATGCACCACCACCGGACGGCCCCATGAGGTTTCACGCTGAATGCGATTCCAGGTCATGGTTTTTTTACCCGCCCACCAGTCGCCCATATGGGCTTCACGGATGTGATAGGCGATCGGGGCACCGTCGTTGTCAATCTCCACCCCGCCGCGTATATTCGGCATATCAAAATTCTGCTGCGGGTTACTCAGGCGGTCGGGATCAATAATCTGAACTGTCGTCGCATAACGGGCCTTACCGTGACCCAGCCGGTCAGGACGGTATTGCAGAACCGCCAGCGCATCACCGTCCAGCAGCTTGTGACGGAAAGCCAGCCGCAGCATCTGCGATACGGTCTGTTTACGTTCAACATCACAGTACCGGCCTTTGTCATTCGCCCATGAGCGCCAGTGCGCGGTAATAAACCGGCTGTATTCAGCTGCCCACACCGCATCAAATGCCTTATTACCGGTCAGTTGCCTGAGCATCCGGTAATCAGGTTTGAATACCGGCCGGTAACAGGCGCCCACCGCATTATCCAGGACACGGGTTATTGAGCCGGACGCCCAGCCGTCATTTCGCGCCAGGTCACGCATACGTGACACAATGCGGTCACGGTAGATGTTAATTTCATTATCCGGCGACCACAGCGCAGGCTGCCAGTTCGCCATCTGATCACTGAATGAATCCGCCGCGTCATACGGCACCCGACCACTGCCGGACAGTGCCCCGTATTTCATTTTCGGGGCAGCCGGAGGCAGCGGGCGCCCGTCCGCTCCTAAGATTTGTACACTCATCAGTACCTCACCCTGATTGGACGCCTGCGGGAGATCCCCAGCATGGCCTGTATTGTCTGGATCAGTGCCAGCAAATCTCCCAGGCTGGTCTGCTGATAGGACACCGACCGCGTCCCGTCACCCTGTGTATAGGAAAATGAAACGCCTTTGGCACCGGTTGACAGGTCAATATAGGCCTGCTGCGCCTGAACAAGCGCCTGCTTTAACTGCGCATCACTCATGCCGGTAAGCAGCGTGGTAATTCGTGACATTGACACTCCTTATGGCAAAAGCTGGGATATCCGCTTCCGCTGAGGCTTTTCATTGGTTTCCTCCGGGATGATGGCCCCCGGGAAGCGAAGGTTAACTTTGGTTTCCGGATTCACTGCCGGTGCAATAAGCCGTTCCGGATTACCGGCAACAGCGTCAGCCAGCGCATTAAGTTTCAGCCCCATGTACAACAGGCCGCACAGTGCGGCATAGCTGTACACGCGGCAGTCCAGTGCTTCATTAGCCCGCCCCGGTATCTGCTCCCAGACCCGGTACCGCTGACCGCCGGACACTTTAATTACTGACCGCTCTGCCAGCAGCTGACCGAAATACTGCAAATCACGATCAACCGGGAAGTGCATATACGCCGGTGCCGGTTCGCCTGCTGCCGGCGGTTCCAGATGCAGACGACCGCGCACCGCATCTTTGGCCGCGTTCACACCGATAATTACCGGTTTAAATCCGGCTTTCGAACGGGATGTAATGCGTTTTGTCGGCCAGATCGGTGAGCGTTTACCGCCACGGGCGGATTCGCCTTTGACAGCCCAAATCCTGCGACCGAGACGCGCTTTACAGAAATCATAAACGGCCTGGGTGTGATGTCCGCCGGAGTCCATGCAGGCCGCCATGATGGCAAACCCGCGACCATCAGCACGCCGCCAGATTTGTTTCAGGTACGCATCGAGGCGCTCCCACGGCTCCGGTGTTTCCAGATCCCCCTCAATCACATCGTGAGCAACTGACCAGCTTTCCTCACTGCGGCCCCAGCCGACCACCTCAATCTCAAAGCGGTCATCCTGTGTATCGATACCGGCCGTCAGCAACGTGACACCGTCCGGCACTTCCGCTGCCCATACTTCGCAGCGCTCCAGTAGTTTTTGTTCGCTCAGGGCTTTTTCTCCCCTGTCTTCGTATGGCTCACCGAGCACCAGATTGATAAAGGTCTGTCGCATCAGCGGGTCGTCTTTCACCCGCAGCCATTCTTTCACCAGATTCGGCCAGGACGCGTTCGGGAACAGACTGTACGCTGCCCAGATATGAAATCCGGCGTGACCGGTAAACGGCTTTTCAGCGCGCCATTCCCCGTTTTTAATCATCAGCGGTTTGTCGCTGTCGTGAATGACACACCCGTTATGGCGGCAGACGTAATACGCGGTATCCGGCAGGCCGTTACCGTCAGCATCCTTATCCCACTTCATGCCGTAAGGCGTATCGGGACCGCCCCATTCCAGAATCTGAAACCCGCCGCAGTGCGGACATGGTACCCAGTAGTGCCGCTGATCACTTTCGTTATAGGCTTTCTCGATACGGCTGACATTCTTTACGGTCGGCGTTGAACCGAGGCCGATTTTCCGGTTCCAGAATGTCTCTGAGCGTTTGATACCCAGAGCAATCTGGTCACCCTCAGAACCGGCACCGCCGGACGGATAACCGTCCACTTCATCAAACAGGATGACCCGGCAGGTGATACGACGAAACCCGCCGGGCGAATTTGCACCCACCAGCGTTAAATTGGCTCCGTTGGAAAACTGTTTCTTAAGGATGGTCTGGCCGCTGTCTTTTGCTTTGGCCTCACCTGCAATGGCTTTCAGTACCGGGGTATCGCGCAGCATCGGCGCAATTTCGGTCTTACTATAGTCCTCAGCATCTTCCACACGGGGCTGAACCACCAGGATCGGGGACGGGTCATGCAACAGGTAATAAGCAACGGCATGGTCGAGAATCTTGGTATACCCGACACGGGCGGATTTCATCACGGACACCTGGGTTACCGACGGATCGGTAAAGGCATCCATAATGCCGTCCTGATATTTAAATGACCGGAACCGGCCGGTCTGTGCGGCGTTTTCTTTCGACAGCACCGCGTATTTGTTCGCCCACTCGCTCAACGATAAGGCTTCCGGAGGTCTGACGACAGCGCGTTTCTGACTCAGTGCACGGGTGAATTGTTGCCATGCATTATCCCCCCTGTTCACTGTGGTCAAGGCTCAATTCCTCCATCGCCTCATGAATAATGTCCTGCAGCGCGGCCACAAACTCTGTATCAGAGGAAGTCAGTGCCAGCGACCGCAGGCGGGGACCGTGTTCAGGGGCTATCGCAATCAGACGGGTGCGCATGGCGTGATATTCCTCACCCACTTTATCGATCATGTCCTGCCACGGCAGCACCAGTCCGGATTCCTTTTCGTACTCCAGACGGGCCAGCTCAGCAAAATAGTGCTCTTTGATGGCCCTGGATTCTTCCAGCGGACGAACGGCTATTTCACCGGAAATCAGTCCGGCATAAACAGATTCTGCACGCTGCTGAAAATCGCCTTTTTCTTTCGCCGGTTTTTTCTCCGGAGTATCGGATTTTTTCACCGCATTCTTCGTGCGCGGATCTTTGCTGTCCCGGTACTTTTTCAGGTTCCGGTCGCTGGCCTCCACATCAATTTCATCACCGGCCATCACGATATATTTTCCGGCCTTTATCCAGCGGGTGATCGTCTTGCGGTTCACATCCGCATGCTTCGCATAGTCGGAAATATTCATCGTGGTCATGGGACATTTTCCTGCTGACGTGGGACATCGGGACACATGGGACATTGCGCGGGACATGTCCCACATTTCATGGGACACAAACCTCAGAAATTTTTTACGTAACTTACTGAATCAGAAATAAAAGCATCTGCCCGCTGTCATGGGACATGGGACACAAAATCAAAATTTCACAGCTAGCCGCAGAACGCGGCGCGCAATGCCCGTGTAATAAAAAAATGCCGAGAAGGACCCAAAAAAAACCAAATATATCTGCTATAATTTAAGAAAATTTTTATCGTTAAGTATTCTGGATATATAGTTAAAAAGGATAAAATAATGCAAAAATTTGATCGTCAAAAACAAAAAATTTTACTTGAAAAAATGTATGAACTATCTCCAGATGGAGTAAATATTAAGAATATAAGTGAATATACAGAAATGGTGTCTATATTTAAGTCTGATGATATACTTGTCGATGAAGCATGTAGAATTTTCAAATCAAATGTTATGTATTTAGAGCAGCATGGTTTGCTGGAGTCATATTATGAAAATGAGCAAATTAATGCCGTATTCCGATGGAATCCTGAAAAATTATCTAAAGTAAGAATAACAAGTAAGGGGATTGATTTCCTCGAAGCTGACGGTGGATTAGGAGCTATTCTAGGTATTAAAACAGTTAAAATTCATAATGAAACTCTGGAAAAATTCGCAGAAATAATTCAAAACTCAGACCTTAAACAAGAAGAAAAACAAAAAATACTTAGTATTGTCAAAGAAAAGGGAATTGAGTTCACAGTTGGTAAACTGGTTGATGCTATAGCTAATAATGGTGGTCAGTTGGTAAGCTCTGCACTCAAATTACTCATTACTTCTGCATTGTAGCTTCACTATTTTTCTGTCCGTATCGCCTCTGCTATCGCACGATGAATCTCCTGTGGTAACAGTACCTGTGTCATCTTCATTGCTCTGTCCTGATATCCCAGCACGGGTTCAACTGGCAGAGCATCACCGAACCTGATTAACAGTTTCGGTATTGGTAATTTCTTCCTGTCTCTGCGGGTTCCGTTAGGTGATCGCTGCAGACGCTTCCGGCCTTTCTTGCCCTTCTTCACTTTCTTCCGTTGCCACACGCCATTAACCCCCCCGATATCACCGATGAAGGTGTTTTCTTTGCTCTTAAGGCTGAAAAGCTTATTACGTGGCAGGTTGCCGTATTTGTTCAATTTGATGTCTTTAGGATTCAGCAGTGCAGACCCGTTGAGTTTATGCACCCCGCCAGTTTCAAACGGCTCAAGGTATGCAGCGGCGGTATTCATCACAAACACTTTCGCTTTCAGGTCGCTTTTTCTGGCACCACGGCTTTTAACGCTCTTCACCGTAAATGGCGTCGGATTATCCAGATTGCGCTGCATTGCCACTTTCTGTGCGTCTTCGATCTTTCTGACAACAGCTGTCATAGCCTGAGCGGTGGCAAAGGGTATCTGCTTTCGTAGAGTTCGGAGTTGGTTGCTCAGGTCTGTGAGATTTGCCATAGACACCTCTGTTTTATATTCCGCTCACCACTCGTAAATGATAACCGGAATACCGCCGTATCTCCGGCTGTCACGCCCAACCCCCGTAGTTGACGTTCCTACTCCAGGCATGCCGTTAATGCCGGGTTCATTGTTTTTGATTCTCAATGTGCGATACCCTAGTAAAGGATCTGGGGTCATGGCTAACACATGAGACGGCGACAACGCGACGCATAAAAAAACCCGCCGGAGCAGGTTGTGATGTTATTCGAGCGAGTCTCTATGCTCTTGGCACTTCATATCTAAGGCATCTTCAAATGAAACGGGGTCATTAAAATGGATCATGCATCCATTACATCCGTGTTGCTTTTCATACTCTTCCCTGGTGAAATTAAACTCTATAACTCGGGATGGTTCCCCATGCTTACCATAAAGGACACTTATTAAGTATTCGTCTTTGCTGATGGTAATGATGTCATATCTCACCATATTATCATGATGACCATGTCCGCTCTTTATAAGATAGTAGGTCTTGATCTTTGAGTAACGCATAGCAGTTCCTGTTATCTGAATGAAATACATTTATTCATGATAGCCATTTCTTAAATAATGATCTTATTTTTAAAGCCAAGATTATATACACTATTTTTGCATTTCACCAGCAGACACTATCCGAAGCTTGCATAAATCTCTATCAATACCACTAAATAATGACGTTTGCGGGATTTTATAAAATGTAGACAACAAAAAGCCACATTTAAGTGGCTTACATAAATATAATATTTATGGCTATAAAAATTTCTTAATTGATTCAGATAACAGGGACAATCCTGTATCTCTTAAATCCGTTAGCTCGTCTGAAGATGATATATCAATATTCCATGAGTTACTGTTGTCACGAATCGTACCATACTGGTCCCACATGGCTGGATACCCCCTCCCCCCACTAAAGACAACTCCAACAAGAAAGTCTGTTGATGTTGGGTTTATTCCAGAAATATCTGCCTTATCACCGCTAGCAGTGGTGGTTGACACGACATCAGCCAATTTAATTGTAGCCATAACTTAACCTCGTCATATAGAAAAATAATACAATTAGCAACTTAATCGTATCAAAATTCAATATGAAAATCCGTTAACTAGCGGGCTAGTTTTAGAAAAACCCCGCTATTTAGCGGGGCGCTGTTACTTTATCTGACCGGTGAGCTTTATCGCCCAATAGTCATATAGGGCCAGGCTGTGTATGGCATCCACCAAATCAAGCAGCCAGTCAGGCCACCAATTGCGGACAGCTACACGGCACTCGCCGTTAGGGTCACCAACATAAATTGGAACAATCCCCATAAACAGGCCGTAGTGGTCGTAATCCTGCTTTATCTGTTCTTTTGTCAGACGTTTAAATATTGCCATTACTTCGCTCTCTCCGCTTCTATCTTCCTTATCGCCCGCTTATCGTGATTGCAGTCTGCTATCGACTTCATGGCATCGGCCAGCAACAGGATTGCGCCGCCGTAGGTCAGTTCGTCAGGAATAACCGGCATCGGACAATCAGCGGTCAGTTGTGGCGGGATTGGAACCACCGGCGCGGGCACGAATGTCTCTTTCGTATTGCTGCAACTTCCCAACAACACCAGGGGAAACAGGAGTAACAGCGCACTCACTGTCTTTAAACTCCGTTCTGATAACGGTTTTAATTTTGACATTCTCCGTGTCCTCTGTTTCTTTGGCCTTAATGTTGTCGAGAGCCATGCGATGCCCGATGATGACAGCGGAACGCGTGGTGGTGTTTATCACCTGCTGTGCTGATAACTGGCCTGATAACGTTGTGTTATTCACTTTCAGTTGCTGATTATCCCGGTAGGTGTCGTATACCCACCAGGCGGCGGTGATGAACAGCGCGGCTATAACCGCTTCTTTCCAGTTCATGACCCGACACACTCATAATGGGTCACACCGTCCAGCGGGTTACCCGGCAGCGGCTTACAGTGAGTCTCGAGTGAATACATATAACAGCCCGCCAGAAGGCAGGCCGTCAGCAGGATAACCGTGGTGATAATCAGCATTACAGGGTTCCGTGACATATCGCTTTCTCCGTCTCACGCCGGTTAATCAGACCCTGCCACTGTTTACCTCCGGCAAACGTCCAGCGCTTCATTTCGTCACACGCACCGGCGATATCACCGGCATTGAGTTTGCGCAGCATAGTGGAGCGCGAGAACGCACCGGTTCCGGTGTTATATGCAAATGAATAGATGGCCGCCCGGGTATTGTCATCAATCGGCACTTTAATCATCGGGTCAACCGCGCGCCGGACTTTCGTCAGGTCGTCATGCAGCAGCGCCTTACATTCAGCGTCCGTGTACAGCTTGCCGGGCTGAATATCACTACCGGTATGGCCGTAACATACGGTGAGCACCCCGACCACATCACGGTAAGGTTTGTACTCAACACCCTCATACGCGGGGATCAGCACCAGCGCACCGGCAATAGCCCCGGCGGCACAAGCGGCCATGACTTTTTTAAATAATCGGTTATTCATGATGTTCTCCGGCTTTCAGCTGGAATTCTTTCCGTTTGTAATACCAGTTCACCAGGAACGTCCCGACAGTACAGATGATCCCGGCAACAATAGCCCACTGGTCCAGAGATAAAACGCCAAAAGCAGAGGTTATAAGTCCCCAGGCGTACGCTGTAGGGCTGGAATATTTGTCAGACATGCGCATATCCACCCCCTGCGGAGTGTTCCGTATGTTGAGTGATAGGGAAATGCCGCAACCGGTTTATATTGTTACAGACGGTTAAAGTGAGGTGGCTGCGGCATTGTTCGGATAATCCCACCAGCGGCGGGAAGGCAATAAGAAGAGCACTGTGGCCGAATACGGATTAGG